TTGATGTTGTCCCCAAAATTTGTGAAATTCAAATGCAGTCTGGAACTTTCCAGGTATTTGAAGACGCAGATATTCTTGATGCCAACAACAATAAGATTGGATTTATCAGAATTCAGGCACCTAATCATAAGTTTGGTGACACCTCAAGACCAGACATCGGTGCTGGACTTGGTTCTCCAGCAACTTTAGTTGAAAAGTATACTGTTGACCCATATGATAGAAATAGACCCGCACCTGGTCCTGGATACTCACCAACATCAAGATTAATTAATTTTGGTGTAAGAGCTCTTGCTAACGACCAAAAATACTATGGATATGTTGAAAGAGGTTGTAAGATTATTGGTCGCACATCAAGTGCTGTTGCCACAATTACTAGAGCAGAACTGATTTCTGATAACTGGGGTGATATTGTTGGCAACTTCTTCTTCAGAGATCCTAACAGCACACCAAAACCTGCTACTAGAGTCAAAGCAGGAACTAAGACTGTAAAAATTACAGCAACTCCTCCAAACACTGTTGTACTTCCAGGTTCCACTAGATTTGCTAGTGAAGCAATTGGTGAGTACTCTGGTTCCGGAACTATTCTCACTCAAGAGACATCTAGAGTTTCTGTCAGAAATCCACCCAAACCTGCAGCAAAACCAACTGAAGTTCAAGTTGAAGTCAAGGCACCACACAGAGATCCGCTGGCACAATCATTCACGGTTCCTGGAAAAGGTATCTATCTGACATCCTTTGATCTTTACTTTGCTGCCAAACCAACAGGAACAACTAAGGTCAAGATTGAACTTAGAACAATGGAACTCGGCATTCCAACTGACAGATTGGTTGCTGACTGGTGTAGGGTTAATCTGAGACCAGAAGACATTGTTATTAATGAGGCAGATCCATTCAATCCACTCCCAACAAGAGTAAGATTCCCATCACCAGTCTTCCTGGAAGGTGGCGATAAAGAATATGCGATTGTTATTCTGTCCCCAGACTCTGATGAGTATGAAATGTGGACAGCAACAATGGGCAAGAAGACTGTTAGAACAACATCATTACCCGATGTTCAGAACGTCGTTGTTACTAAGCAGTACATTGGTGGTTCTCTCTTTAAGTCTCAAAACGGTACAATTTGGACTCCATCACAATTCCAAGATCTTACCTTCAAAATCTACAAAGCACAATTTGTTAAATCTGGTACTCTGACTTGGTACAATAGTGATATTGATGCAAATAGAGGAACTGATAACTCACACACTCTCACCACTAATCCTATTCAATCTCTGCCAAGAAAACTGAAGCTTCCAATCAATAATGGAGTAAACTTGACAGGTGCTGCTATTCGTGGTGCGAAGATTGGTGAAGGTTCTGCTGATGGTAGCATCACTGGTTTAATTGAAAATCTTGGTGCTCCAGCATCTGCTATTGCTATCGATGTTGGTGGTAGTGGATACTTCCCCAGTGCAACAACAGAACTTACCACTTGCGATCTTGTATCCTTAACTGGAAATGGTACAGGTGGTCAAGTAACAATCACAACTGATGGTAATGGTGTAGTTACTGGAGCAACTCTAACCAATAATGGTTCTGGTTATGTTGTTGGTGAACAAGTTGAAGTTGATACGACAACAATTGGAACAACCAATGAACACAAGAAGGGTAGAGGTGCTAAGTTCACAATTACTACTGTAGGTACAACTGATACTCTGTATTTGACTGATGTCCAGGGTGAAAGTTTCACTAACACAACCCAACTCTATACGATTGCTACCAATGGAACCAGAACATCTGCTGGAACCAATGTTACCGTAAATGGCACATCAAGCATCGTTGATAATAAGTATTCTGGAAATGTATTCCGTGTCAAGCAGTTTGTTCACGCCCACCACGGTGGTAATAACAAAGTCAAGATTGAAGACATTCAACCAGATACTAAGAAGACACAACTCACCACTACATTTGGTCTGACTGATACAAATGTTTCTGTTGCTGACACTACGGTCTTCACTACATTTGAAGGTATCACGACTTCTAGAGGTTACGCTCTTCTGAATAATGAAATTATTCGTTATACCAATGTCAGTTCTACCAGTGCTCCTGCTGGTACTTTGACAATCTCCAATAGAAGTATCGATGGAACTATTAAGGTTGAGCATGGAATTGATTCCAATATTCAACCATATGAAGTTAATGGTGTTTCTCTTACCAGAATCAACACAACTCATGATGTCCCATCAACATCATATACTCTTGATGAATCTGATATTGACTTCTACTACCTTGAGTTTGACAGAAGTTTGGAATCACCTACCATTAGAGACAGTGGAGCAAATCAACTTTCATTCAGAACTGAAAAAGGATTTGGTGGAGATACCGTTGGTATTTCTCAGAACTGTCAGTTTAGCAGCATGATTCCACAATTTAATGTTATTACACCAGGTCTTGGTACCAAGATTACCTGTAATGTAAGAACTATTTCTGGAACAAGTGCTGGTGGCAGTGAAGTTTCATTCCTCGATCAAGGATATGAATCTGTTACTCTCAACAAACCAACACAGTTTAATACTCCAAGAATGGTTGCTTCCAAAGTAAATGAAGAAGCAAGATTGACAACATTACCAAGTAAAAAGTCACTCACCTTAAGAGTTGACTTTGCGACTGAAAATGAAGATCTGTCCCCAATGATGGATGCTGCTAACGCAACGTTCATTCTTGGTAGAAACAAGGCAAATAACCCTGTTAGCAATTATGTTGACGACCATAGAACCAATGAAATTATTGGTGATCCACATGGTGCGGTATTTGTAACTAAGGCAGTTTCTCTAGCACAACCAGCAACAAGTCTCAAAGTTATCATTGCTGCGAACAGACAAGAAGATGCTGATTTCAGAGTCTTCTATCAACTATTCAAGGCAGATTCTACAGAAGTCGATCAGAAGTTCGTTCCATTCCCAGGATACGATAATCTTCTTGACACTGATGGTGATGGATTCGGTGATAGAGTCAAAGATCCAGACAAGAACAGTGGTAGAGCAGATGCGTTTGTACCAGCTAATCAAAATGATCCTAACTCTTATTCAGAGTATCAGTTCAGTGCTGATAATCTTGAGCAATTTACGGCATTTGCGATTAAGGTAGTTATGAGCACATCAAATGAATCTAAACCTGTTAAACTGAGAGATTTCAGAGCAATCGCATTAGCATAATGGAAGAAGATTTGATTAGGGTAGAGGGAGAAAATAATCTCTACCGAGACCGTAAAACTGGTGCTATCGTTAATACCGATAGTGCCGGTTATAGTCACTACATGAAAATGAAACAGAAGAGGCAGACAGAACGGGAAGAACTGGATATACTTAGGAAGGATATTGAAGAGATAAAATCTTTACTCAAGGAGCTTACTAATGGACCCAAATGAAATTACTCTAGATGAGCTGACCAAGCAATTCTCTTATCAAAAGATTTCCAATGATATTGATGCCATAGATGATATTTCTCTAGTAAGAAATATTGCCAAGTCTTATGCCAAACTTTTCCTCAAACAACAAGAAGTAGTGTCTGGATTGGGACTTAAAGGAATATAAATAATTCCTAGATCCTGAAAATCTATAGTAAATGGCTGATATTAAAGTCAGGGTAGGGCAAACACCCGCAGTAAAGGTTATATCTTCTCTTGCTGGTGCTCAGGGATTATCCTTGGCTGAACTTAGCGATGTTAGTGCCTCCAACTTACAGAATGGAATGGTTCTTGTTTATAACAGTTCTATCCAAAAGTGGGAAGCAACGTTGACTCTTACACCAGGCGCAACACAGAATTTAGACATCAACGGAGGAAATTTCTGACATGGCAAGTATTATCAGGATCAAAAGATCCTCGGGTACTAGTAAACCATCTTCATTACAATGGGGCGAATACGGTTACGTAACTGGTATTGGTAGTTACGGCGGAACTAATCAATACAAGGATAGAATCTTCCTTGGTGATGACGGAACTAACGCCAATCCAGTCGGTGGTTACTTCTACACCTCCATGATGGAGCACGCCGCTGGTGCTATTGCGGGACTGGCAAATGCCAACACTAGAAACCAAGATAGAGGTGTTGTTGCGGTTCTTGCTCCAGCAACAAATAGCGGTCTTTCAGGTGCTGAATCTCTAAAGGTTGATCAGTGGAACGTAGATAATCTTAGAATTGATGGAAATGTAATTTCATCAACTGACACTGATGGGGACATTATGTTGGACCCCCATGGTGCCGGTGAGGTTCACATTCCAGACGATACATTTCTGTCATTCGGTGACGATAAGGATGCTAAGTTTGAATATGATGAGAATGGTACAGATCAGTTAAATTATACTGGTGCTGACCTTCGTATCAATGTCACAACACAATCTCTCACCAAAGATGAAGGTGCTCTGATTGTTGAAGGTGGTGTTGGTATTGAAAAGAATCTGAATGTTGGTGGAGACTATATTGTTGATGGTGCTTCGCAACTTGGCGATATCAAGATTGAAAACAACATTATTTCAACTCTTCCAAATACATCAGACATCATGTATCTGGATCCATATCCAGATGGTCTGAGCAACGAAGGTACTGTAATTGTTAAAGGTAACCTTCAGGTTGATGGTACAACTACAACTATCAACTCAACTTCTAAGACTTTAAATGACCCAATCTTCCACATTGGTGACGTAACCAGCGTTAGAACCGTAATGGCAGACGCCCTATCTGGCGTCACATCTCTGACTCTGGATTCCGTCGTTGGTATTAATACTGGTGACGCACTTTCTGGTACTGGAGTTGCTGCTAACACCGTAATTAGTTCTTACAATACTGGAACTAAAACGATTACGTTTAACAATGCCACGACTGCTGGTATTTCTACTACAGCACAAGTAACAATTACCCACGGATACGACAGCAATACCGACAGAGGTATTTCTTTCGCATTTAATACCAGTTCGGGAACTTCAAACAACAAGACTGGTTTCTTTGGTATGGACGACAGTTCCATCGCCAATAGTGCTGCTGACGCCGACAATCACGGAACTCACGCAGACGACAGCAGAAGATGGACTTATGTTCCTGATGCTTCTATTGCTAATAGCGTTGTTACTGGAACCAAAGGTTTCCTTGATATCAAAGGTATCTATTATCAGTCTGGCGATTATGCTACTGGTGGTGTCGTATACTTTGATGATACTGGTCTTCAAAGATCTACCAATGCGGTAGCATCTCCAGTTATTGCTTCTAAGCAAATCTTGACTGCTATCACAAAGAAAACATTTGACCTCAGTGTAGCAATTACAGCATCTGCTGGTGATATCATCAGACAAGATACAACTGGCGCTTATGGTGTTGTTGAGACAGGAGTTTCTGGATCAACACAAGTAAGTCTGATTGGAATTGAAGGAACATTCATTACTGGAACTAATCTCAGAAGAGAGGGTGTTGGTGGAGCAATCAGTAATCTTGCTTCAGTTCCCAATACAATTACCGACATATATACTAACAAACCCCATTGGACTTCAACTCTGGATGGGGGCACTTTCTGATATTAAATGGAAAACCAATCTGAAGTGGACGTGAATGTCCTGATTAAAATTTATAATTCTAAATTAGCAACAGCATCAAATCAAAACGTTCTTCTTGAGGCAAAGTTAGCAACTCTGTCTCAAGATTACAAAGAACAATTAGATGCTTTGCTAGAAGAAAACGCCAATCTTAAGGCACAATTAGAGACAAAGTAATATGGCAAAACCATCAACTAGACAAGGACTGATTGATTATTGCTTACGTCAACTTGGTGCTCCAGTGTTGGAAATCAACGTGGATGATGACCAAATTGATGATCTAGTTGATGACGCCATACAATATTTCAACGAACGTCATTTCGACGGTGTTGAAAAAATGTACCTCAAATATAAAATCACACAAGATGATGTAGATAGAGGCAAAGCACAAGGAACTTCTGGTACCGGTATTGTAAATACAACAGCAACCGATACTGTTGGAAATACGTTTAACTGGTATGAAACATCTAATTACATTCAGGTCCCAGATTCTGTAATTGGTATCGAAAAAGTATTTAAGTTTGATACAAGTTCTATTTCAGGTGGAATGTTTAGTATCAAATATCAACTGTTTTTGAACGATCTCTACTATTTCAATTCAGTTGAACTTCTTCAGTATTCAATGACAAAATCATATCTTGAGGATATCGACCACTTATTGACTACTGATAAGCAGATTAGATTTAATAAGAGACAAGATAGATTATATCTGGATATTGATTGGGGTTCACAACCAAAGGATGAGTTTATTGTTATCGAATGTTATAGAGCACTTGACCCCGCAACATTTACTCAGATTTATAATGATAGTTTTATGAAGTTATACCTTACTGCTCTCATCAAGAGACAGTGGGGAAGAAATCTCAGCAAATTCAAAGGAGTCAAACTTCCTGGTGGTATTGAACTGAATGGTGGAGAGATTCTCCAACAGGCAGAATCAGAACTCGCAGACATCAGGTCAAGAATGATGTCAGAGTTTGAATTACCACCCCTCGACTTTATTGGATAATGGCACTTAATCCTTTCTTTTTACAAGGGACTGCCTCTGAACAGAGATTAGTCCAAGATCTAATAAATGAGCACCTACAATTTCATGGTGTTGAAGTAACATATATTCCAAGAAAGTTTGTTAATAGAAAAACAATCATTGAAGAAGTACAATCATCAAGATTTGATGATAATTTTTCTATTGAGGCATACGTTAATAATTATGATGGATACTCTGGAGCTGGAGATATCCTTACAAAGTTTGGCGTAAGTGTAAGAGATGAACTTATGCTCACAATCTCCAAAGAGAGATTTGAGGATTTTATTGCACCATTCATGGCAGGTCAAGATGATGGAACTGATGATAGCGAACTCCCAACATCAACTAGACCAAGAGAAGGTGATCTTATATATTTCCCACTCGGACAAAGATTATTCGAAGTAAAATTTGTTGAGCATGAAGACCCATTTTACCAGTTAGGTAAAAACTATGTTTTCATGCTTAAGTGTGAACTCTTTGAATATGAAGATGAAGTTATCGATACTTCTATTAACGAAATTGATACTCAAGTTCAAGACGAAGGATATATTACTACAATCAATATGATTGGTGCAGGTAGAACAGCAATAGCATCTGCCATTATTCAAGGAACTGAAACTAGTGGTTACATTAGAGAAATTTTCTTGAATAAAGATGGTTATGGATTTACTTCCGTTCCTAAAATTGGAATTACATCATCACCAACAGGAAATGTTGGTGATAACGCAACTGCTGTAGGTGTTATCACTACAAAGGGTGGCGTCACATCTCTCGAAAAGATTCTCATCACTAATGCTGGTTCTGGATATACATCTACTCCAACAGTTACAATTACTGGAGGTGGTGGTGTAGGTGCTGCTGCTACAGCACAACTGATTACTACAGGTCAGGGTGTAATTAGAATTCTTGTTACTGATACTGGTGTTGGATACGGAACCGCACCAACGGTTACAATTTCTGGTCCACCAAATAGTGGAGTTGCCAAAACTGCTGTTGGCATTGCTTCTATTGGTATTGATGGTACTACAAATGTAGTCAAGGCAATTCTTCTTGAGACTGCTGGTGGTGGATACAGTCAAGCACCTACAGTTACTATTTCCGACCCAGAAGCAATTGTTGGTATCGGAACATTCCAGTTTAATGAAGTTGTTACTGGTTCTAGATCCTTTATCAGAGCAAGAGTTAAAGAGTGGGATGTTGATACCTTGGTCCTCAAAGTTTCCAATGTTGGAACTTCCAAGACTGCTCCAGATGGCAAGTTCTTCCCAGGAGAAATTATTATTGGTGAGACATCTGGTGCTCAGTATGTCACTAATAACTATGTACAAGATGATACTTATGATAAATATACCGAGAATGATGAATTTGAAACTCTTGGGGATAATCTCTTAGATTTCACTGAGTCCAATCCATTTGGGACATTTTAATGTTAGGAAATTATTATTACCACGAAATCGTTAGGAAAACGATTATAGCGTTTGGAACGCTGTTCAATGATATTCATATCCGCCACCAGGATGGTAACGGGAATGATATTAGTGATATGAAAGTTCCTTTGGCATACGGTCCCAGTCAAAAGTTTTTAGCGAGACTTGACCAGCAATCAGATTTGAATAAACCAATTCAAATCACAATGCCAAGAATGTCATTTGAAATGACATCGATTAATTATGACCCTAGCAGAAAGTCTAGTCTTGTTCAGACATTCAAGACTTGTGATGATGGAAGCAAGGTAAAGAAAGTATTCATGCCTGTTCCATATAACATCGGATTTGAATTAAATATTCTGTCAAAGTTGAATGATGATTCACTTCAGATATTAGAGCAAATTCTTCCATACTTTCAACCACATTTCAATTTGACTATTGATCTGGTTGATTCTATTGGTGAAAAAAGAGATATTCCTATTATTCTTGAGTCTGTTAATTTCCAAGATGATTATGAAGGAAATTTTGATACAAGAAGAGCACTGATTCATACATTACAGTTTACTGCTAAAACATATCTGTTTGGTAATATCGCAGACAGTAGTGATGGACTTATTCGTAAGGTTCAAGTTGATATGTACACAAGTACAGATACTAAAACTGCCAAGCGCGAAATGCGATATACAGTTACACCAACATCAAAAATTGACAGAAACGATGATAATGTAATTAACGAAGCGGATCATAAGTTGCTACAACCTGGAGATGATTTTGGGTTTAGTGAGAATTGGGAATTCTTTAACGATGGTAAGACCTATAGCCAAGTTCGCCAAACTGACATTTAATAACCATGAGTAATAATTATGAGTCCATTGACAACGCACTTGATATTGAAAGTAGCATTGTTGAATCAAAACCAATGAAACCTGCTCCCCCCAAGGAGGAGAAAAATGATATAAAGAAAGATTATGAATATACACGTGCTAATTTATATTCTCTTATAGAAAAGGGTCAGGAAGCAATCAACGGTATTATGGAACTTGCGGGTGAAAGCGCAAGTCCTAGAGCATATGAAGTTGCTGGTCAACTTATCAAGAGTGTTGCTGATACTACTGATAAGTTAGCAGACCTTCAAAAGAAATTAAAAGATTTAGAAGAAGATAATACCAAGAAAGGTCCAAGCAACGTCACAAATAATGCTTTGTTTGTTGGATCTACAAGTGAGTTATCAAAACTACTCAAACAAGGTTTTCTAAATAATACAGAAGATACTCCCAAATAATGGCGAAGAAATCCTGTAAAAGGGGATATTATTATTGTTACGCTTCAAAGAAGTGTAAGAAAATTCCTATGGGATATTATGTAGGTAGTGGCGGTTGGCTTCGTAAAGAAGAAGAAAAAGAAGACACTGAGGGTAAAAAGAATGGGAATGGAAATGGTTCAAATGGCAATGGAAGTGGGAGCGGGGACTCTAATGGGGGCTCTGATGGCGGAGGAGTATCGGAAGGTTGGAGCGCAAAATATAAAAGGTCAATCGATTGCGACAATCCAAAAGGGTTCTCTCAAAGAGCACATTGTAAGGGAAGAAAGAAAATGACCGAAGAGAAAAAAGAAGGTTGCGACCATGAAGTCGTAATGGCAAGAAAGCAAGTCAAGAAGTCCATGGACAACTTGAAAAAACTTGCTAAGGTTCTTGCGAAAAAATCTGAGTGTGAGGATCTTCCCGCTTGGGTTCAGGCAAAAATTACTGACACCGAACATAATACCGACGCTGCTGCTAGTTATATGAGCGAAGGTAGACGCGATGGTAAGTCTGCCAAGGATAAAGATTATTCACTCCGTGACTGGTTTAAAGGTGGTGGATGGGTTCAAGTATCAGGAAAATATAAGGGTAAACCTTGTGCCAAACAACCTGGTCAGAAAACAAAGCCATTCTGCCGTGATGCTGATGATGCGGCAGCAATGTCTACAAAAGAAAAGAAGAGAAGGACTGCTAAGAAGCGTAAAGAAGATCCAAACTCTAATAGAAAAGGTAAGGCAAAAATTGTAACAGCATCATATTCTAATTGGAGAGCAGAATTACAGCAACTTGATGAGCTTGCTCCAGTTGCTGTTGCTGCTGGTCTCACTGCTCTTGCTGCTGCTCCTTACCTTGCCAAGAAATTTTTAACAAAAAAAGTTAATAAGGCAATTGAACGTGGAAGAAATGAACTTCACCTTAACAACAAACCTTTTGGTGCTGGAGCAAGAGGTTTAGATAAACAATCTTTTGAACTAGAAGGTCAACTGGTCGAACGTGTAGACTATAAGGAAGGTGATATTATTGATCACAGTCCAAAAGAAAAAGAAATTATAAGAAAAGCAAATACGCCAGAAGTTTTACTCAAACTTGAAAAGGGTCAAAAGAAGTTGGATAAAATTCAACCATCTAAACCAAAAAACCCTTTAACTATACCAAATTGGACTGGTACTGAAGAGGTATCTATTCAAGAAGGTAAAAAAGATGCTTGCTATAAAAAGGTCAAGTCACGTTACAAGATTTGGCCAAGTGCTTATGCTTCTGGAGCATTAGTCAAGTGTCGTAAAGTTGGTGCTGCTAACTGGGGAAATAAGACCAGGAAAGAAGGTTATGAGTTCTCCAACTGGAGAGATGAGTTTTATCCAAATGATGTTGAAACTGTTAATATCATTGAACCACAACCACTTCAACCATCAAAGGGTATCGGTAGTGAGATTCTCGGTGAAAAGAAAGATCCCTGCTGGGATGGATATAAGCAAGTTGGTATGAAGAAGAAGGGAAAGAAAATGGTTCCCAACTGTGTGAAAGAGGGTCAGTCAAACTGGAGAGAAGAACTTTCTGAAAAATACGCAGGTCAATATGATAAAGGAATGCCTGGTTCAAAACCATATGGTGGTCGTGAGACAGGACCAGTTCAAGATCCAGACTATCTTCGTAGAAGAATTAATGATATTAGAGATTCTATTCCAGTAAAAAAAGCATCTACTAAGAAAACCACTCAGGTAGCACACTTCGAACCAGAAGGTGAACTTATCGAAGACTGGCAGAAGTCAAACCGCAAAGATGGTGTTGATGGAATGAGTCAGAAATCCGTTAATGCCTACAAGCGCGAAAATCCTGGATCAAAGTTACAGACTGCCGTAACTGAGAAAAAACCAACTGGTAAGAGAGCAAAGAGACGCAAGTCATTCTGTGCTCGCTCTAAAGGTCAAAAGGATATGCATAACATTGATTGCTCTAAGACCCCAGAGAAAAAAATCTGTAAAGCACGTAAACGCTGGAGATGCTAATGAAAACTTTTAAGCAGTTTCAAGAACAAATTGTACCAAAACCACTTGGTCCGATGAGAACCGTAAAAGGTAAAAAAATTATGCCAAGACCTTTAGATATGCGTACACCAGAACAAAAAATGGATAGTGTAAAAGGTCAAGCCTATCGTAAGTTTGGACACTACTAATGAAATCCTTCAAACAATTTTTACAAGAAAGTATCACTATTAATGGTGATTTCAACGGAACTCTTAATATAGGTGGTTCCCAACCAGAACAACAGCAGGAAGAATCATTCTCTGCTGATATTGTTTGGGAAGGTAAAATCTACCGCCTTGAAGTTGATGGTCCAATGATGAGCAAGAGCGAACTTGCTGAACATCTTCTAAATCAATATCCTGGGGCAATTATTCAGAACATATATCCAGCAAGTTATTCATCATCAAAAATTAAAAGCGCACAAAGGTATAGACCTGAAAGATTATCTTGGAGTGACTAATGGCTCAGTGGAATAAAAATCAACAAGATTATCTCAATCAAGAGAGAACTCTCTTTGAAGTTTTCATGTGTGCCGATAGATACGGCAATATTGGAAACTGTGGAATAACTTCTGGACCTACCAGTGGTGGGTCTGATGCTTTTGGTAGAATGAGAGTATCTGATACTTTCACTCTTGCCGACTATTCTCACATTTATGGTGAAGAGGTAGAACTTCTTACAAAGACTGTTGGTACAGCATCTACAACTCAAGTAAACCCAAATACAGCATCTATTGCCTTGATTGTTGGAACTGGTGCAACAGATCAGGTGATTCACCAGTCCAGAATGTATCACCACTACATGCCTGGCAAGTCTCAGTTTGTGCTTACTAGTTTTAACTTCACCGATGTGAGAGAAAATACTACAAAGAAGATTGGATATTTTGACGATAGAAACGGAGTATTCGTTCAACAGGAGGGAAACGGAACTGTTTCTGTTGTAAGACGATCATATAACACAGGAATTACCAGTGATACGGTTATTAATCAATCCGATTGGAACTTGGATAGGTTAGACGGAACAACTCTTTCTGGTATTGAACTAGATTTTACAAAAACCCATCTGTTTGCAGCAGACTTTCAGTGGTTAGGTGTTGGTAGAGTTCGTTGTGGATTTGTCATCGGTGGACAGATGATTTATTTTCACGAATTTAATCATTCCAACATTGAAGAACATGCATATTGGTCACTCCCATCTCTTCCAATTCGTTGTGAGGTTGCTAATACTGGAGCTGCCGTAGGCATTACATCAATGGAACAAATCTGCTCCACTGTAATGAGTGAGGGTGGATATGTTGAGACTGGCGTTGAGTTTGGTGCCTTTGATGGTCCAATATCTTTCTCTTCTTCTGGTGGAGCAACAGGTAGACAATGTGTTATGGCAATTCGTTGTAAGAATACATTCAAAGGAATCCCAAATAGAACAACAG